TCTTACAAGCAACCCTATGGTGATCCATTGCTGTCAAAGCTTTATTGGGTGTGGTTCTTTAAAACCAATTCAACTAAGTTTTGGGTGAAGTTTCTTGAACGTTTTGGCTCGCCTCTGTTGGTTGGTAAGGTCGGTGGCGACAGACGTGTTCAAGCGGATATTGATGCAATGACTAGTGCTTTGCTGAATGCCCATTCTCAATCCGTTATCTCTATCGGTTCTGAGGATGACATAAACACCGTCGGGACCAACTTTTCAGGCGCTGGCTCATCAGCATTCGAAGCATTTGATACAGTCATGACCAAGCGAGTACAAAAAGTCGTATTGGGTCAAACACTAACATCAGGTAATGATGGAGGTGGTAGTCGCGCTTTGGGTGAGGTACATGAAAATGTACGTATGGATAAACGTAATTCTGATTTGCGGATGATTACACCAGTCGTTCAGGACATCATTAATGCGCTATGTCTTCTCAATGGCTTTGAAAAGCACACCATTATTCTGGGTGGTGAGCAAGACTTAAATATCAAAGTGGTTGAGCGTGATTTAAAGCTCAAAACGCTTGGTGTTGAGTTTAATGATCAATACATCAAAGAAACATACGGACTCAAGCCTGAACACTTTAAAGTGCGTACCGAATCGATTCCAGCCAATACTCAATTCACAGCATTACCGCGCCAAGCATTCAACTTTAAGGCTGACATGCGGGGATTGGATGCTAATCAGCGTGAAGTGGATGACAAAATTGATGTAATCGATAAGCAACTATTCTCAGAAAGTGAGCTGCTTAAAGTAGTTGAGTCATCTACCAATGTTAATGATCTGCAAGCAAAGTTATACGAATCCATGTCGAGTGAATCGGTTGAGAAATTCAATGCAACCATGGCAAGAGCTTTATATTTATTTGATGTGGTTGGGTATGTTCAGCGGAGTGCTAAATAATGAGTAAATGTCATAGTTGTGAAAATAGGTTCAATGGTCGCAATGGGAATGGGTACATGCCTTGTGGTTGTAACAAGGAGGCTAAGCCTGAGTTTGTTGCACCACCACCATTGGTGCCGATTGGTCAGCCTAAAGTTGTCTCCGCTCAATCAGTCACAGCAGAAGATAAAAACTTATTAAAAAAAGCTTTATCGCAACATCTAAAGGAAAATCCTCTCTACTCAAAGAGAAATAAAATTATAGCTGTTCCTGAATCTGAATTTCAGATCATTCAACCCTACTATAAGCGCGCTTCATTTGTGTTTGTTCTTGGTTTGGTGATTGGTTCACTATTAACTTATTTTGCTTAGGTGGGCGCATGACAGGCACCTACACTGAAGCACTCCGTTATGCTCGTGATAAGCGTGTTGTTCTGCCTGAAGAGTTCTATTTACTGGATTTGAATGCAAGACAATACGCAACTACAGTAAGCGGCTTGGCTTCACTTGATCAGATCAAGACTGTTATTAATCTATCTAATAAAGCAATTGAAAGCGGTTCGACATTTCAAGAGTTTCAAAAAGCAGTTAAAGAATCGGGAATTGAGTTAAGTCCGCACCACCTGGATAACATTTTCCGCACCAATATTCAGAATGCTTATGCACATGGTATCTGGACACAGCAGCAGGAGAATAAAGCTAATCGGCCTTATTTGAAATATTCATCATTAACGGATAGTCGAGTTCGTCCAAGTCATTTAGCTTTAAACAATATTGTTAGGCATATCGATGACTCATTTTGGCTGACACACTACCCACCAAATGGCTTTTTATGTCGGTGCGGTGTGGATGCTTTGACTGAAGCGCAAGCCAAAAAGCAAGGCATTACTATTGATGATGAATTACCAGATGTACAGCCTGATAAAGATTGGTCAACAAGCCCGGGCAATTATGGCAAACACTTAAATAATGTGCTTCAAGAAAAGATTGATGATGCATTACTCACAAATACACTGCTTGCACGAAAATTAAGTGACATTCAAAACGAAGCTTTGGCTTCGCAGCAAGCGAATGAAAAAATTGTGAAAGCATTTGAACCTATGTCTGAGGCATCTAAACAAGTAAACGAGTCTATTGTTGATCATGTGCTTGAGTCTAAAAAGGACATTGAACCGAGCGCAATTCGAATGCTGACTGAGCTTGTGAAAGATGATGAGCAAGCTTTAACAGACCTGCTTAAAAATGCTGTGGTGAAGGACGATAATTCGATTATTAGTTGGATGAAACGCTCATTTGATTCACTCATGCTGATTACCAAGAATCTGAAATCCAAGATTACTGGAAACAATATCAAGGGTTTTGATTCGCTTAATTTGCAAAAAGGCAATGTGATTGGGATCCAGACACCGACTTTATTTAAAACATCGGCTCAAGCGGGCAAAAGCATCACGATTTTAGGTGCAAAAGGCATTGCGCTCGATTTAAGCAAGATCAATGGCTTGAATGGTGCTCTATTAGCTCCTGATTTGAATTTAGAAGTCATAAGCATTACAGATAGTGAAGTGGTACTGAAGAAGACAAATGAGCTTGCTACACGGCTTTTTGTAGCGAATAACACGTTATTCAATTTGTATTAATCAAAATCAATTTAAGACCGTCCGAAAGGGCGGTTTTTTTATGGAGCATGAAAATGCCAGATCCAAATGAAGAACGGCTGAAGTATTTATTCAATACCACTGCAATTGAAGTGCCAAAAGCCGAAGAAGGGCAAAAACGAAAATTCAAAGGCACTGCCTATGCTGGTGGTCGTGTAGATGGTCACTGGTATTGGGGCCGCTCTGGTGTGGTATTTGATCTTGATGGTATTGAGATTGATAAGCCAACAGCCTTACTTGAAGAGCACTTTGGTTCAAGTCGAATTGGTGTTGTTCAAGCTGTAGATACAAACGGAAAAATTGATGTATCAGGCGATTTCCTCACAAATGCGAAAGCACAAGAAATTGTCCAAGACTCTGATGATGGTTTTCCTTTCCAAATGTCGATGATGATCGATCCGGGATCTGTCGAAGAAGTATCACAAGGCAAAACGGTTACTGTGAATGGCCAGTTATTTGAAGGCCCAATCACAATCTTCCGTCAAAACCGTATTCGAGAATTCACGATCTGTTCAACAGGTGCTGATCGCAATACATCGATTAAAGCCTTCTCAGGCAAAGCCAATCCAAACCCAACCAAAGAGGACACAGACGTGACCGAATTAGAACAGGCGCAAGCCGCACAAAAACAGGCTGAGACTGAGCGCGATAATGCACTCGCTGAGCTAAACAAATTTAAAGCACAAAAGCGTACTGATGATATCGCTGCACTAGAAGTTGAACTTAAAACACAGTTTAGCGCTGACGATAAAACTGCTTATACAAATATGGACGATTCAGTTTTTGCATTTACAGCTAAACAGCTTCGCCAGTTTTCAGCGACTAAACCACCAGAACAAAAAACACCAGGTGTAAATCCAGCGTTCCAGCATTTATTTAGTCATCAAGCAACGGGTGGTGAGGGTGGTCATCAAGGTGGAGGTGATCAACATAAATTCACATCGGGTGCACAAGCATTTGCGAATCAAAAGGGGAAGTAATTCATGAGCCAAGTTATTCCAACTATCACGATTCAGTCTCAAAAACTGGTCCTTGATAATGAAAAATTGCGTCGTGCTAATGCAAAAGTGACGACAGCTGTTGCTTACAAAAAAGGTGACTTGCTCACATTATCTGATGCGAATGTTTTAACACATGCAGCAGATGAAAAGACGTGGGATGTGATCTGTGGTCAGGACGTTACAGCAGCAGAAGCCACAATCAAAGCAGCAAGCGGAATTGAGATCCCGGTTTATTACGGTGGTGTCTTTAATGTTAAAGCTGTGTCATTAAACGGAACCGTTCTAGCCACTGCTAAATATGACGCAGCACGTGCTAAAGCAACCAAAAACAAAATTGAACTTTCGAAGGTGTAAACAACATGCCACAGTCTTTTAATATTGAAGGTGCTCCACTTGAATTGCTTGATGTGGGTGAGCTTGCATTAATTCACTCTAACTACCGTCCGATGGATACTTGGCTTTTAGATCAATTATTCCCAAATCGTCCAGTATTTACACGTGATGACGTGCCTTTGGCTGAATTATCCGCTGAGCATGATTTAGCTCCACTGGTATCACCTCAACAACCTGGTAAGCCATTTGATACAACTCAATCTGGTGAAGTGCGCCATGTAAAGCCAGCCTACTACAAGCCTAAAAATCAGGTAACACCTGCAGAAACTTTTGAAATTGCATTGCTTGAGCGTTTGCGTACAGCAGGGATTATTTCAACTGGTAATCAGCAATTGTCTGATCAAGAGAAAATGGTTATTTCTCAAATTTCAGTGATGAAACGCAACCATGATGCAATTGATAACTCAGTGCTCATGATGGCTATCGATTTACTGAAAAACGGTAAATATGTACTCCATTCTGATGACTATGAATACAATCTGGTGGATTACCGTCGTGATGCATCATTGACCTACACACCTGTTATAAAATGGAATGAAGTGGGTGCTAAGCCTGTTGATGATATTAAGCGCATGCTTGAGCTTCAACTAACGGCTGATGGTGGTGAGGCTAAGAAAGCCATCATGTCTGGTTCTGTATGGGCTGCATTGTGGAATGATGCGGAATTCAAAAAAGAATTCATCACTCCATATGCTGGCATCTCTGTTCCAGTTACGCCAAGTTTCGGTGTTAAAGAGTCAGCGACCTTTAAAGGTACTTTTGACGGAATTGAATTCTGGGTATATGACGCGACTTACCGTGCAAAAGGTCAGGTTAATCGTTTTATTCCTAAAGATTTCTTCTCGTTGATTTCTGATACTAATGGCTCGGTTGCACACTGCAAGATCAAAAACATGTTGGCCAATGGTGCAGCTCAACAGTACTTTGATCGCCAATGGTACTGTGAAGATCCAAGCGGCATCATGTTGATGACTGAATCTGCTCCACTGGTTGTGCCGTCTAACAAGAACGGTGTGGTTTGTGGTACTGGCTTTATCACCCTATAAGGAGCAAGGCATGCCAAAGTATATTGCAAAACAATCCATCGGGCATTTCATGCCAGGTGAAGAAATCAAAGGGCTTGATGCGAAACGTATTCAAGCCCTTTTAGCATCTGGAGCTATTGAAGAGTATCAAGAGTCTAAAGATGCCCAAGAAGATGGCGCTGCTGCTCGTTTGGTTGAGCTTGAAAAGGCCAACACAGAACTGACCGCAGCAAACAAGCTTATGACTGATGAAAAGGTCAAATCAGATCAGGTAAATGCTGAGCTCACAGCTAAGGTTGCTGAGCTTGAAAAGGCATTGACGGATTCTGAGGCAGCTTTGAAAAAGGCGGCTAATAAGCCCAAAGCTGGCGATAAGACAGTGGACGAAACTAAATAGGTGATCTATGTACGCAGACCGTAATGATATGGTTCTGCGCTTCGGTGAACGTGAAATTAAGCAACTTGAAGTGAATATACAAGCTGAAGGCTCAATGAGTGTTGATGCTGCGCTTCAAGATGCATGTGAAGAGGTGGATGGCTATATTGCTGTCCGCTACTCACTACCCATCACCGAAACACCGCAGAATCTCAAGCGCCTGGTGTGTGATATTGCACGATACAAGCTCTGGAAATCTCGTGCATCAGACGAAGTTAGAAAGCGTTATGAGGATGCAATCGCATTCTTAAAGCGTGTAGCCGATAACAAAGCATCTTTATTAATTAAAGATGTAGCGACAAACGAAACCCTAGCCGATCCACCAAAACAACAACCTTCGACAGCGCCGGTTGGCACTTCGTATACCGGTGGCGTGTTTGGTGACTCAATCTTGAATAATATGCCGAGCATTTAACTATGGCTGACTCTATTCAATTTCATGGTCAAGAAAAGATCACAGAGTGGTTAAACAAGGTTTTAAAGCAGGCTGGTGACCATTCCAAGTTAATGCATAACATTGGTTCGATTCTTGAGTTCAATACAAAACAGCGTATTAACACTGGAATAGGGACTGATGATAAGCCATGGCAAAAATCATGGCGTGCAAAACTTCAAGGTGGAACCACTCTGCGTGATACCAGTCGACTCTATAACTCAATCAAGTACACAGTGCTTGATGGGGGTAAGCGTGTCGTTGTGGGTACCAATGTTTTTTACGCTCCTGTCATGCATTACGGTGCAACGATCAGGGCAAAAACAGGAAAGTATCTAAAGTTTAAAACAACGATGGGTGGATGGGCTCAGATCCAAAGTGTGATTATCCCACCAAGGCCGTTTCTTGGTATGTCAGTTGACGACTCTCAAGAAGTTCTGTTTGAAATTGAAGAGTATTTATTGGAGTTGCTACTCAATGCTAAGTGATTATTTTGCAGTTGAACCCAAAATTGTTGAATTGCTTGAAACCAATAAAGACATTTTGGCGGTGAATACACCATTTAGTGTTGATGACATGCTTCAGATTACGAACATTGCACCTGCACTGAATGTAATTTATGTGGGTGACCGTGTCGGCGATAGTGTTGGGCAGGGTCGAGCAAACACGGTCACTCAGCAGTGGCTCATTGTTTTAGCTGTGCGTGATGCATCATCGCAACTTGATCAAACGAGCAATATTCGCAAAGAAGCAGATCCGCTGATTCGTGAGTTGCTTAGCAAAATGCAGGGCTTCAACCCTCAAGTTGCAGGTTTTCGATCATTTGAACGCGTTGATGCGGGTGTGCAAATTGGCTCATCGGCAGGCTTTGCGTATTTCCCTTTCTTATTTGAAATCAAATTTATTAATTAGGAGCCGTTATGGTGAAGCAATATAAAGCTTTAAAACCAGTGGGGCGTTTTGGCGTCGGCGATGTGATTGCCGAATTACCTCAAGCGCAAATCGAAAAATTATTAGCAGATGGCGTGATTCAAGAAGTGCCTGAAGCGAAAGTTGTTAAAAAAGAGGTATCAAAATAATGTCTAAGACATATATTTCGCTGCAAGGTCGCTTCTATCTTGCCCCAATCGTGGCTGGTGTGGTTGGCGCAATGCGTGAGCTTGGTAATGTGCCTGAGTTTAGCCTGGAAATCGGTGCTGAGGTTATCGAGCACAACGAATCAATGACTGGTCAACGAACTGTTGACTTTACTATGGTTCAAACAACCTCTGTCAACTTTTCAGGTCAACTCGAACAAGTGGATGAAGAGAACCTAAAGTATATTTTATCGGGCATGAATTACGAAGTTGCTATTCAAACCGATAAGACGGAGTCTTTAGGGGTTGTTAAGACTGGTGATGAAATCAAACTTAGCGGCTACAACTTAAGTGATGTCACGTTTACTGATTCTGCTGAACCAGCAGTGGCAATTGCTGAAAGCAAATACACTGTAGATTTGGTGTTTGGTACGGTGAAATTTAAGGAGGATATCTCCACACCTGTTGTTGCCAAATTCACGACTGGCGCTGTAACTCACACAACATTAGCTTCAGACTTTAGCTCTGAATATCAATTGTTCTTCAAAGGCATTAATACAGCCAATGGTGACAATGTGGCCGTGACACTGCATCGTACTAAAAAGTCACCTGAAACCGAGTTTCCATTAATTCATGAAGAATTAGGCTCTTACTCAATTTCTGGTCAAGCTTTGTCTGATGTGGCTAAGGCGGTTGATGGTAACCTTGGGTTGTACGGTTATATGGTTACAATTCCAAAAGCAGCATAAACAAAAGCAGGCACAAAGAACTCCACAGGCGCATAAGCGTCTTTTTTTGTGCCTGTTTAATGTCTTTTCTTTGATCTAGATAATCTTTTTATTGATGAGAGTCGGAAGCGGTTGGAGAGTCGGGTTAAGAAATAATGACCTTCTCGGGAGGTTTCTTAATTAAAAGCTCAAAATCAATACAAAAGATTTTTTACTGTTATAATAAATTGGCTTATGCCATGTTTTGGCATTAGAAAATTATAAGGTGTGTATGAGTACATTGAATTTTAGTATCGACATGTTGGAATGGGCTGCAAACAATATTGGATTGCGCTTAGACCAAGTCATTTCTAAGATTTCTGAAGCAGAGCGCACACAGAAAAAATTGCTTGCTGGTGAGTTCTCAGTAAATCAGGCTGAGAATTTTGCTAACATTACAAAGGTTCCTTTTGGTGCTTTATTTTTAGATGTACCTCCAGAATCCCTGTATAAGCCGAATATTCCTGATTTACGTCAAGGTCAAAATGCTCAACCACTTAGTGAAAGTTTTTATGAGGTTTTAGAAGATATCCAAGCAAAGCAAGAATGGTATATTGAGTTTCTCAAAGAGAATTACGCCGAGCATTTAGAGTTTGTTGGAAAATATGACCATCATACAGATGCAAGTACTATTGCGTCTGATATAAGAAAAACTATTGGATTACCTTATGACTTATGTACTAAAAAAAGCAGAGAA